ACGATTCCCGCCCCTGCACCGGCAAAGCGTGCGCCTTCCGCGCCGTTTCGCATCGACGTCAGCACGGTGCAGATCGACAAGGGCGTGCCGATGCCGGGGCGCAGGCCGCCCGTGGATTGGGCTCCCCTGCTCGGGCGGTTGGAGGTAGGCGATTCGTTCCTGCTGCCAGGCGCTGCCAAGTCGGCCATCGGCACGGCCATGAAGGCGTTCAAGGATGCCACGGGCAAGGTGCTCGCCAGCCGCAAGGTGGACGGCGGGATTCGGGTGTGGAGGGTTGAGTGATGGGCGCCAATCCTTTTAAAGCGGCTCTCCATGCTGGCGTGCAGACCTATTACTGCACGGCAGAGGACCGCATCCGCCTGGTGGCGTGGTTCGACCGCGCGCAGTGCGAGGCGGCGCTCAAGCTGCCGGACCTGCAGAAGACCGTCGCCGCTGCCGTGCTGGCCACCTACAGCACCGACAAGCCCGCCGTTCGTGTCGTCAAGGAAGAGGCTGGGTACCCCATGCCCCTCATGCGCTGGACGCAGGATGGCGGCTGGAGGAAGGCATGACCAACAACCGCATCCAAAAATGGCTTGCCGACTACGCCCGCCACGCAGCCAACCGCGCCTTGATTGAGGAGCGGCCCGGCCCGCTGGTGGCAGAAGCCGCAGAGATCATCCGCGCCCTGGCCGGGCCCGATGGCGCGCTGGGCATTGCCGACACGGCAGCCGCAGAGGTGATCTGTGCCGAGTGCCCCTATCACCACGAGGAAGGCAGCGAGCACCGCGACTACTGGGAGGTCTCGCCCATCCAGTCCGCGATAGAGCTGGACCCGGAAGACGCCGCGATAGCGTGTGACGTAGGCCGGGCAGTGCGCTACCTCGCGGCACGCGGCCTGCTCGAACCCCACCCATCCAACGCGCGCCTGGTACGCATCCTCATGGAGCTTTGAATGTTCAAGAACCTCATCATCTACCGCATCGCCCCCTTGGCCGTGCCCCTGTCGGCCGACCAGGTCGAGCAGCTCCTGGCAAAAGTCCCTTTCGTGGAGTGCGGCCCAACGCAGGAGAAATCCTCGGGCTGGGCGCCGCCGCGTGGCGACGAGCATGGTGCCCTGGTCGAGTCCATTGGTGGCCAGTGGGTGCTGCGCTTCAAGACTGAGGTGCGCCGCGTGCCCGGCGCAGCGGTGGCGCGTGCGGTCGACGAGAAGGCCGCGCACATCGAGCAGGAGACCGGCCGCAAACCCGGCAAGAAAGAGCGCCGCGAGCTCAGGGGCGATGCGCTGCTGGAGCTGCTGCCCCACGCATTTCCTGCGTGGTTCGTCATGTGGGTGTGGATCGACGCCAAGGCCGGGTTGCTGATGCTCGACACCGCCAGCCAGGCACGCGCCGATGACGTGGTGAGCGCCCTGGTGGAGCTGGTGCCGGGCTTGTCGGTGTCGCTGCTGCATACCCAGACCAGCCCGCAAGCCGCCATGGCCCACTGGCTGAAGGAGCAAGAGCCGCCCACAGGCTTCACGGTCGACCGCGAGTGCGAGCTCAAGAGCGAGGGCGAAGAAAAGGCCGTGGTGCGCTACGCCCGTCACCCGCTGGACATTGAGGAGGTGCAGGCCCACATCGCGGCGGGCAAGCTGCCCACCAAGCTCGCGCTGACCTGGGACGACCGCGTGAGCTTCGTGCTCACCGAGCGGCTGCAGGTGCGCAAGGTGGCGTTCCTCGACCCGGTGTTCGAGGGCACCAAGTCCGATGGCAGCGGGTTCGATGCCGACGTGGCCATCGCGACGGGCGAGCTGGCGAAGCTGGTTCCCGACCTGGTCGGAGCGCTGGGCGGCGAAGGCAGCGCCGCAGACCCCGCTTGACGCGCCACGGAGCCACGCAAATGCCTTCCAAAACGTTCCAAACGCAAAACCCAGGGGGTTGCCCCGCCTGTGCGGATAGGCCCCTTAAAACGGCTACGCGCCCGGATGTGCTCGCGGTGTCCATCCTGGGGTCGGTCTTCGGTGTGCTGGGCGCACTGCTGCTGGCCATGCCCGAGCTGCCCGCCTGGGGCTTCGGCGCGTTCCTGGTCAGCAACCTGGCCTGGCTGGTGGCCAGCGCGCGGCAGCGCCTGTGGCCCTTGCACCTGCAGCAATGGGTGTTCCTGGCCTGCAGCCTGCTGGGCCTGTGGAACTGGTGGCTTGGGCCGCTGGTGCTGGGGTGATCAAGATGGCCGCGGACTACATCGAGACCGAGAAGCACTGCCGCAAGTGCGGCAAGGACTGGCCTGCAGAGCTGGAGTTCTTTCACGCCGACCCCCGCAGCCGCGACGGGCTTTGCCACTGCTGCAAGGCCTGCTACCGCGAATCGGTCAAGGACCATCGCCGCCTGACGGTGGCGAGCCTGGGGCCCCATGCCTCGGACGCCATTGCGCCGCTGCTCAGCAGCCCGCTTTTTGCAGGAGGCGCCGCAGCATGAAGCCAGCCGCCAACCACATCGCCGCCATCCATGTCCTCAAGTCCAAGCTGCAGCTAACGGACGACGACTACCGCGCGCTGCTCAAGGCCCTGACCCAAAAGACCAGCAGCAAGGACCTGACGGACAAGGAGCGCCAGGCGGTGCGCGACCACCTGCAGCACCTGGCCGAGCGCACGGGCGTGGCCAAGCCACTGCAGCGCCGTGGCGGCGGGCGCACCTTTGCCCAGGCCAAGGCCGCAGCCAGCCCGCGCGAGCGCAAGGTATGGGCGCTGTGGCACCAGCTGCACCGCGACGGCCTGGTGCACGACACCAGCGCAGCCGCGCTCAATGCCTGGGTGCAGCGCACGGTGCACGTGAGTGCGCTGGCATTCGCCACCGCCCCGCAGCTGGACACGCTGATCGAGGCGCTCAAGGCATGGCAACAGCGCAGAGAAGAGAGATAGCCGATGCCACCTGCAAAACGAATGACCGCCGGAGAAGCTGCTGTGTTGGATGCCCAGTTGCCTGCCGGGCTCACAGAAGAAATGAAAGACGTGGCCTTCTGCCTCTTCGAGGCCATGGCCTTGATGGATGAGCGGCTCGGCCAGGACCGACCTGGCCAGGGCTGGACCAACGTGCTGGAGGCCATGGCGAACGTGGCCGTGCGGCAGCTGCAGCACCTCGCGGACAAGAAAGGCGGCAAGGCCATCTACCTGGCAAAGGGGCTGGCCGTCTATTTGTCGGCCCGAGACCTGGCGATGTGCGCGGAGTTCCGGGGCAACAACTACGACGTGCTCGCCAAGAAGTACGATCTGACGGAAATGCGTGTGCGCCAGATCGTGGGCGCGTGGCAGATGGAGCGCTTTCGCAGCCTCCAGGGCACGTTGCCTGGTATTGAGGTCTAGGCCCACCCCGCGCTGGCGTGCAATGCGCCAGTGCCGCAAATAGTAAAGCGCTTTACTTCTCCCCAAAGCGCCGCCGCCGGAATCATGGCGGCATGCCTCGCACCTCAGCTCATCCGTCTCATCTATCGGCCGTAGCGATCGCGGCCTGCGTGTTTTCTGCCGTGGCTGCGGATGCGCAGGACGCTGGCAACGGCCGGGTGCTGATGCAGGTCACCCCCGCCCAAGACTTCACCCCGGCTGATGGACGCGAGATGGATGTGCCCGCCTGGCGCATCAATGCAGCCATTGCGGCGCGGGTGATTGCCGCCCACAACGCTGCGCAACCGCCCGTCATCGACTACGAGCACCAAACCCTTCACAAGGAAGCCAATGGCCAGCCAGCACCGGCTGCGGGCTGGATTCACGGCCTGCGCTGGCTGGAGGGGAAGGGGCTGTATGCCGAGGTCGAACTGACCCAGCGCGCCCGCAGCCTGGTCGATGCCCGCGAATACCTGTACTTCTCGCCGGTCTTTGAGTACGCCAAGGCGACCGGCGATGTGGTGCGCGTCTTGATGGGCGCGCTCACCAACCACCCCGCCATCGCAGGCATGGACGCCATCAACTTGCTGGCCGCAGCCAGCGCCCGTTTCAACCCCCATCCCAACCCACCGGAGACCACAGTGACCCTGCTGGAAAAACTGCTCGCGGCCATTGGCCTGCCTGCCACCACCACCGAAGACGCGGCCATTGCGGCCTGCACCTCCATCAAGGCCCAGGCCGATGCGGCCCGCACGGCCCTGAAGCTGGACGGCACTGCCACGGCCGAGACCGTGACGGCTGCCTGCACCAGCCTGCGCACCGCAGCGGCCAATGCCGCGCCTGACCCTGCCAAGTACGTTCCGATTTCCGTGGTCGAAGAGCTCAAGACCAGCGTGACAGCGCTCACGGCCCAGAACGCAGAACGCCAGGTGGAAGACCTGATCGCTCCCGCACTCAAGGACGGCCGTCTGCTGCCAGCGCAGGAAGCATGGGCGCGCGACCTGGGCAAGACCAATGTCGCCGCGTTGAGCAGCTACCTCAAGACGGCTCAGCCCATCGCGGCGCTGGCAGGCACCCAGACCGGGGGCAAAGACCCAGCAGGCGGCGGAGATGACAAGGACAAGCACGGTCTGACCAAGGACGAGCTGGCCGTGGCCGCAGCCTGCGGCCTGACCCCCGAGGCCTATGCCAAGGGCAAGGCCTGACCCGTATCACTGAAGGAGTAACGCATGACTGCTTTGACCAAAGACCGCACCACGCCAGAGCGCGATGGCCGCCTGGTGGCTGACACGCTGGCCGTTGGCGCGCTGATCTACGCCGGTTCCATGTACATGCTGAACGCCGCTGGCGACGCGGTACCCGCTGCGCCGCAGGCTGCGGCCACCACGCTGGTTGTGCGCGCCGTGGCCCGCCGCCGTGCCAGCCAGGCACAGGGCGACACGCGCACCGATGGAGCGCTCGGCGTGTTTTGCTTTGAAAACGCCACGGCCGCAGATGCATTGGAGCGCACCGACATTGGCACGAGCTGCTATGCGCTGGACGACTGCACCGTGGCCAAGGGCCACGACACCAACAAGCGCCCCAAGGCGGGCACGGTGGTGGATGTAGACGATCGCGGCGTGTGGGTGCGCGTGGGCTGATTTTTTACAAAGGACTTTTCTGCCATGCATATCAACAACACCAACCTCAAAGCGCTGTTCGTTGCCTTCAATGCCGCCTTCAAGGAGGGCTTGGGCCAAGCGCAAAGCCAATACACGCAGATCGCCACCACGGTGCCCAGCACCACTGGTGCCGAAGAATACGCCTGGCTGGGCCAGCTGCCGGGCCTGCGCGAGTGGCTGGGCGATCGCGTGATTCATGCCATCGGCAATCACGGCTACACGATCAAGAACAAGCCGTTCGAGCTCACGGTGGGTGTGCCTCGCACGGCCATCGAAGATGATCAGTACGGCGTCTACACGCCTCTGATGACTGAGATGGGCCGCGCAGTGGATGCGCATCCTGACCAGCTCGTGTTCAAGCTGCTCAAGGATGGCCGCACGGCGCTGTGCTACGACGAACAGCCCTTTTTCAGCACGCAGCACAAGGTGCTCAACGAGAAGGGCAAAGAGGTCAACGTCTCCAACCTGTCGGACGATGGCGGCAGCGGTGCCAGCTGGTATCTGCTGGACACGCGCCGCGCACTCAAGCCGCTGATCTATCAGAGCCGCAAGGAGCCCAACTTCGTTGCGCTGGTGAACGAGACCGACGAAAACGTCTTCAACCGCGCACAGTACGTGTACGGCGTGGATGCACGTCGCAACGCGGGCTTTGGCTTCTGGCAGCTGGCGCACGCCAGCAACAAGGCCCTTACGGCGGCGAACCTCAAGGCTGCAATCACGGCCATGGAAACGCAGACGGGCGACCACGGCCGTCCGCTGGGGATATCGCCCAACCTGCTGGTGGTGCCCAAGGTGCTGCGCTTTGACGCCAAGAAGCTGCTCGAAAACGAGCTGGTGCCCAACGAAGCGGGTACGGCGACCGAAAGCAACGCGGTCAAGGGCGCAACCGATCTGTTGGTCGGCGACTGGCTGTAAGCGGGTACCTCGCTCATGCCCTACATCACGCACGCAGACCTGGCCGACAGCCCTGGCGCGCTGGAGCTGTCGCAGGTCGCCAGCGATGAACACCGCCCGCCCGTGCGCGCCGAGCTGCTCGACGTCGTGCTGCGTGGCGGAGACCTCGCCGACTGGCCCGCTGAGGACGTGGAGGCCGCGCAGCGCGCTGTCGGCCGCATCGACTCGGCCGTGCGTGATGCCGGTTCCATGATTGACGGCTACCTGGCCAAGCGGGGCTACGTGCTGCCGCTGGACCCGGTGCACCCCCTTGTCGCAGCCTGGTGCCGCGCGATCGCGCGCTACATGCTCCACAAGAACCGCACCACGCTGGAAGCCAAAGACCCCATCGCCCGCGGCTACATCGATGCGCAGCGCCTGCTGCAGCAAACGGCGGACGGCAAGTTCAGCCTGGGCGCCCAGGACGTGGTGGCCATCGACCAGACGGACGCACGCTTCCTGCATGCGCCCAAAGTCTTCGGCCGTGATGAGCTGCGGGGGTTCCGGTGAACTTCGAGCCATTCGACACCAGCGTCATCGTGCGGCGCCTGCAAAAGGAGGCGCGCAGCCTGCATTTCATTGGCAGCGCGGCCGACTACGCGGCGGTCCAGGAGCTGCGTGGCTTTCGCACGCCGAGCGCCTATGTCGTTTTTGCCGACGAGGAAAACACGGGCAAGGTACCCACCACGTTCTGCACCACGCAACTGGAAACTGCCGTGCAGTTCGGTGTGGTACTGGCGCTGCGCAACTACCAGGAGCAGCAAGGCGGTCAGATGGGCGACGAAGTGCGCAAGCTGATCGGCGAGGTGCGTGCGGCCCTCATCGGGTTCCAACCCACGGGACGCGGCGCCAATGTGGTGACGTGGCAATCCGGCGCGGTGCTGGACTACGACGCCTCGGTGTTGCTGTTCGCGGACCGCTATAGGGTGCCGCACACGCTGCATCGGGGCGCGCAGGGCGCGAAGGTGTGCTGAGCCATGCGCAAAGCCTGCTCCATTCCCTTTAAGCGCGGTGGCGACTTCGAGCTCAACTGCACGCTGCAGCACAGCGGCATGGTCGTGCCCATCACGGGCTGGACTGTGGATTGCTGGCTGCGCGCCAAGGACGGGCGCCTGGTGCAGCGCTTGGCGTTTGACCTGGTCAACGCTGACGCTGGCCGGTACCGCCTGACGGCAGCTCCCGCGCAAACGGTGACCTGGCCGATAGGCGAGCTCGAAGGCGATATCCGGTACATCGACGACTCGGGCCGCGTCATGCACACGGCCACGTTCACCGTGGATGTTCTGCCACCCATCACAACTCCCCCCCTCACACCATGAGCACCACTGAAATCGAACCTGTGCCAGGGCTTGCAACCGTGATCGTGCACCCAGGCGGCGTGGCGCACGTCACCGTCGTCAACCCTTGTTCCAGCGCGCCTGGCAATGGCGCCGCGATCAGCACGGACCCCGACAACCGCGCAACGCTGGGCACCGATGGCGGTGTGTATGTGCGCGATGACCTGACCCCCGACCCCCTCGCTTACTACATCTTGGCGAAAGCCTGACCTTGAAAGGAAGAAGACCATGACTCTCGAACAACGCCTCATCCTGCTGGCCCAAGCCATCGGCGCGGACATCAAGGCCCTGAACATCTCCCAGGGCGCGCTGACCGACCTGGACACGACTGCAAAGGCCAGCCTGGTCGCGGCCGTGAACGAGCTCAAGGGCATCGTCGATGGCCTGGGCGGCGGCGGCGCCGTGATCAACGACGCGGCGGGCGATGGCGACACCACGGTGACGTGGTCGGCCGACAAGATTTTCGACACGATCGCTGCCGCCAGTGCCGCTCTCAAGAACGAGCTGACCAACGGTGTCAGCACAGCGCTGGACACCCTCAAGGAGCTGGCGGATGCCCTGGGCAATGACCCGAGCTTTGCGGCCACCATTGCCAGCGAGATCGCCAACCGCGTGCGCTACGACGCCGCCCAGGCACTGAGCGCACCGCAACAAGCGCAAGCCCGCACCAACATCGGCGCCCAGGCCGCTGCGGACGTGGGCAACACCGACCATGACTTTGTGGCGGACTACAACACCGCCAAGGCCTAAGCCATGACGCTCGAGCAGCGCATTGCTGACCTGGCTCAGGCCATGGGAGAAGACGTGAAAACTCTGACCGCAGCCATCGCCGCCGCAGGCGGCGCACCGCGAACCTGGGCCAGCGGCCTGTCCATCAATCAGGGCGAACTGGTGCTGAGCCCTACCGACTGGGAGCTCTATCGACGTGTCGCGCCGACCGGCTCTGGCGCGGTTGACCCGGCCGACGACACCGGCGCCTACCGTGCCGTGAGCTTTGACCGGGTGACGTCGATTGCGACGCCAAACGTGCTCAGCAACGGCGTGGCCACGTCGGCTGACTTTGCGAACGGAGCGACCAAGGTTCTGCCAGGCGTAAGAGCGGTCGGTACCCGCACCAAGATCCTGGCCCTGGCAGGCCGTGGCTCGCTCACGTACCTGGGGTGGCAAAAGGCCAACTCCGGTGGCGGCCGGTTTGAACTGATCGTGGACGGCCTGGCGGTGTTTGACGCCTCCATCCAGACAGTAGCGAACGACACGACGGTTCTCGTCGGCGCCCCAGGGCTTGGCGTGATTGCGGGGCCAGCGTACCGGCCTGCTTACTACGCGATCCAGCGGCCTGGCGTTGAGTTCCGGCGGTCGATTGACGTGTGGTTTACCCCTGCAGTGGCCAGTACCAATGCGCAGTCCACCCTGGGATACATCACCCGGCTGACGGGCTGACGCGAAGCAAATTTCAACCAGGCACTTCAACTTAGAGGAGCAACCATGTCCAAAGCAGAGCCCAAGATCGTCCCAATCCACCTGGTCAAGCCGCACCGCCACGCTGGACGCGACTACAAGGCGGGCACGCCGGAAAAGCCTACCGTCCTGAAACTGCGCGAGGACAAGGCCGAATGGCTGGTGGCATTAGCGGAGGTTACAGGGAAACGGACAGAGGGAGAGAAAGTGTTTGCCGATATCCCGGTTCGCTATAACGCTTT